GATGACCCCTCAGCGAGTCGGCACCGACCAACTCGCTGCTCTGCTCGACCTCGTCGGCCCGTTGTGGTCGGCGAGGTCGAGCGCCACCGAGACCGGTGTGCACGACGGCTACCGCCAGGTGACCATCGTGCACGCCGGTCGCCTGGCGGTGCCCGGCTTCGCCGAGGTGCTCGCCCAGTTCGCTCCGGTGCATGGGGCGTGGCTGTCGGGCCTTGCGCCTGGCGGCTTCATCGCCGAACACATCGACGCCGGGCCGTACTGGGAGCGGTGGCAGTTGCCGTTCACGACGGCCGGCTGCCTGCTCCAGTGCGGCACCCCGGTCGCCCACGAGGTCGGCGTGCCGTTCCGTGTGGCGCATCACGACTGGCACAGCGTCGTCAATGACGACGACAGCGAGCGGGTGGCGCTGGTCATCGACCGGGCCGTGCCGCTGCAGATTCCGAGCGCACCGCTGCAGGTGCGCAGACCCGACAGGGAGACGACATGCCCCGCCTGACCGAGACCGTTCACCACGCCAGCGGCACCTATGAGGCGGGCATCTCCCTGCCTGTCGATCATCCGCTGGTGAAGGCCGGGCCGCACCTGTTCGTCGCTGACGAGCCGGTCGCCAAGCCTGCCAAGGTCGCCAAGCCTGCCAAGGTCATCGAGGACTGAGCCGTGGCCTACGTCTCGCTGGCCGACTTCAAGCTGTACGTCCGGAACGAACTTGGCAGCACCGATGATGTGATGCTGCAGGCGGGCCTGAACGCCGCCGAGGCTGCGATCAACGAGATGTGTGGCCGGTCGTTCGATGTCGCCGGCGCCGCCTCGGCGCGCGTGTTCGTGCCCGAATCGGAGCAGTTGGTCATCATCGACGACGCCACGACGGTCACGCTCGTCCAAGAGAACGACGCAACGGTCGACGCCAGCGGCTACCAGTTGGAGCCGCTGAACGGTCGGCGCCGCAGCGGCAAGGTTGTGCCCTACGACCAGATCAGGCGCATCTACGGCACCTGGTATCAGGACCCTGAGCGCCGGGCGTCGTTGTCGATCACTGGCACCTGGGGCTGGGCGGCGACGCCTGCCGAGGTGATCGAGGCCACCAAGATACTCGCCAAGGACATCTTGCACCAGCGCGACAACCGCTCCGGTGTCGCCGGGTTCGGCGAGTTCGGCTCGGTGCGAGTCAGGCAGAACCCGTACGTGGTCGAACTCGTGTCGCCCTACATCAAGGCGGGCACGTCGATGGTCGACTTCATCGGGGTCTACTGATGGCGACGCTGGACCTGCGCACGGTGATGACGGCGCTCGCCAACCAGATCGACACCGGCACCGCCCGCTCGCTCGCCTGCTACGACTTGCAGCCGCCGACCACGCCGCAGTTCCCGTGCGCCATCGTGCGCCCCGCTGACCAGTTCGTCAGCTATCACGAGTCATTCGGTGCGTCGGTGCTCTCCGACGTGCAACTCGAGGTGGCGGTGATGGCCTCGGGGACGTCGGACAACGACTCGCAGATCGCCGTGCTCGACCTGCTGTCGGCAGGCTCCGGCAAGACGTCAAGCGTGATCGACGCCATCGAAGCCGACCGGACGCTCGGCGGCGCTGTCGAGAACACGATCGTGCGCACCGCCTCGGGCCTGTCGCGCGTCATCGCCGAGGACGGCACCGCAGCCGTCATGGCCGTGCTCTCCATCGGCATCCGCATCCGTCGCTGACCACACCACGAAAGAGGCCGAAATGGCTGTCTACGCCAATACCGCCGTGTCGGCGGTCATCGACGCGCTCGAGATCGCTGCGTTCGCTCGCACGGTCACGCTCGATGCGTCGGCCGACGAGATCGACGTGACGACGCTCGCTTCGGCGGGCTGGCGCCAGAAGATCTGCGGGCTCAAGACGTTCACGGCGACGGTCGAAGGTTTCCAAGACTTCGCCGCTACCGGTGTCGATCCGGTGTTCGGTGCGTCGGGCCTGACCGGGCTCGACACGTTCACGATCGCCCCGCAGTCGACCGCCACCGTCGGCGATGTCGCCTTCATCGGCCAGGGCCGTCTCACCGGCAACGTGCCGCTGACCGGCGCTGTCGGCGATGCGGGTGCGTTCTCAATGAACTGGGCGGGCACCGATGTCGTCGCCCGAGGTTCGGTGCTGCACCCGTCGGCGGCTCGCACCGCCACCGGCAACGGTACGGCGCTGGCGTTCACGTTCCCGACGACCGGGCAGCGGCTGTACGCCACCTTCCATGTTCTCAGCGTGACCGGCACCGGGTCGATCGTGTTCACGGTGCAGAGCGACAACGCCGTCGGTTTCCCGTCGGCGACGACGCAGATCACCTCGCAGTCGTTCACGGCGACCGGGCACCAGTTGGCGAGTGTCGCCGGCCCGATCACCGCAGAGACCCACATCCGCACCGGATGGACGATCACCGGCTTCACGTCGGTGACGTTCGTCGTCGCTGCGGCCGTGGCCTGACCCCCATCACCTACCAGACACAGAAGGAGCGGTCATGGCCGTCTTCGCACTTACCAACGCGACCATCCTCGTCGGCACCGCATGGACCGGCACCGCACCTGGCGGTATCACCGCTGCGTCGGGCACGATCACCACGCCCACCGACATCTCGGCGATGGCCACCCAGGTCGAACTGTCCCTCGAGGCCGAGGAACTCGACTACACGAACTTCGCTTCGGCGGGTTGGCGTCAGAAGATCGGTGGGCTGCAGATGGGCACCGTGAGCCTGACGCTGAATCAGGACTTCGCCGCTTCGCAGGTCGACGCCATCTTCGGTCTCGGTGGCACGCTCGGCTTCGGTTCGTCGTCGTCGCTGTACATGGACATCAAGGTCGGTGCGGCCCGGTCGGCGACCGCACCGTCGTACGTGTTGCGCTTCCTCAACCTCGGCTACTCGCCGGTCAGCAACAGTGTCGGCGAACTCGCCGTCGTGTCGCTGTCGTTCCCGACGACTGGCTTCATCACCCGCCTCACCTCCTGATCGTGGCTGACTCGCTCGGTTCGTTTGGGCGCAAGGTCGACGGCTTCATCGGCGAACTCGAAGCGGAGAAGCTGCGGGCGATGGCGACGAAGGTCGGCGTGAAGGCCAAGCAGCTCGCCACCGAGGCGGCGTCTGCGGACCTCGGTGGCGACCCGGCGTTCAGCGGGTGGCGACCGGCGACGAATCACCTGGCTACCCGCTTCGACCACGTCCGGCCGGGCGTCATCTCGTTCCGCCCGACCGCACGGTCGGCGGGTCCGTGGACGGTCGCCGAGTTCGGCCGCAACCGGGCCGAGGGGCCTCGCATGGTCGGGCCACGCCTGACCAAGACGGGCAAGGTCTCCAAGGCCCGCCAGCGTCGCTACAACGGCCGCACCGAGGGCAAGGGCACGGCAAGCGATGCGCTGGCCAAGATCGAGCCGATGGTGCCAGTCGTGGTCGACGCCGAGGTGACGAAGGCCATCCGCAAGTTCTTCTCCTGAGGCGGTGACCGTGGCGAACAAGATCAGCGTCATCATCGACGTCGCCGTCGACAAGGGCGTCACGTCACTCAAGAAGTTCCGCTCGGCGATCGGCGAGGCCGAGACGGCGAGCGGCAAGATGCGCGCCGGGTTCGACGTCGCCAAAGAGTCGATCGTCGCCAACGCTGCGAACATCGCAATGGCCGCCGGCGGTGCGCTGATCGCCTTCGGCGTGAAGTCGGTCAAGGCGTTCCAAGACACGGCGCTCGCCGCCGGTGCGTTCGCTGATGCCACCGGCGTGGCCGTCGATGAGGCCAGCCGCCTCATCGAGGTGGCTGGCGACATCGGTGTTGAGGCCGGGACCGTCGAAGCGGCGCTCGGCAAGATGAACAAGACGCTCGGCGCTTCGCCGCAGTTGTTCACTGACCTCGGCGTCGAGATCGCCAAGACCGACACCGGCGCGACCGACGTGAACGGCACGTTCCTGAACGTCGTCGACAGGCTCAACGCCATCGAGGACCCGGCCGAGCGGGCGCGTGTTGCGTCGCAGTTGCTCGGCAAGGGCTGGCAGGGCATGGCCGAACTGATCGGCCAGGGGTCCGCCGAGTTGAAGGCGTCGCTCGCTGGTGTCGCCGACGCCCAGGTGATCGACGAGAAGGAACTGGCGAAGGCTCGCGAGTTCCGCGACCGGATGGACGAGGTGCGCGACCGGCTCGACGCCGTCGCGCTTGCCGTCGGTGAGGCTGTCGTGCCGGTGCTCGGCAACCTTGCTGACGCCGCCGGGGTCGCGGCCGATGCATTCGGGGTTCTGAATACGACGCTCGTGGAAGATGGCGATGCCAGCGTCAGCCTGACTTCCGGGTACGGCGACTTCATCGACTTCTTCAAGACCAAGTGGAACAAGGTATTTGGCGATGAAGCTCCCGCGGCGATGGAAGCCACCATCACTTCGATGGAGTACGGCAGCGAGGCCGCCGCCGAGATGGCTGCGACCTACGCCGAGCGGTTGGTGCCGTCTGCTGGTGCTGCGGCCACGTCGATCGGGCAGGTCGATCGTTCGGCGCAGGATTTCACCGACGAGATGCGTGCCGCCGAGGAGGCGACGCGCAACCTCGACGACACCTACGCCCGGCTCAAGGGCACGCTCGATGAGGGCGATGCGCTCGACAAGGCGGCCGAGGCGACGTGGAACTTCCGCAGCGAGACTGACCGCACCGAAGCCGAGGTGCGTGACTACATCCGTGCCCTGGCGGACACGGTCGTGGCGCTGGACAACCTGCCCGACGAGCAGCAGACGAACCTGCTGCTGCAACTCGAGGAGGGCGACTATGCGGCCGTCGAGGCTGCACTGGCGCGCTACCGCCTGGGCGTCGATGTGCCGGTGCGCTTCAAGGGCCAGGGCAGCGTCGGGTTCGAGAAGCGGGCGACGGGCGGCCCGGTCACTGCCGGTACCCCGTACCTCGTCGGCGAGAAGGGCCCCGAGATCGTGGTGCCCGGCCAGTCGGGGACGGTCATCCCGAACCACCGCATCGGCGTCGGGGCTGCGGCCACCGGCTCGCCGATGGTCATCAACATCACCACCGGCGCCGACCCGCAGGCCGTGGTCGACGCCGTGCGGCGCTGGACGCGCACGAACGGGCCGATATGAGCGTCTCGCTGGGCAGCAACCTCCCCGAGATCACCGTCGAGATGGGGCTGTCGACTGCCGCTTCGGGCTTCGCCGCCTGGAACGCCTCACTGTTCGACGCCGGTGCGTGGGGTCCTGATGCTGTGTGGGTCGAGGTGTCGGCCTTCGTCAAGTCGGCCACCACCACCGTCGGCCGTCAGCGCGAGACCGACCGCTACGGCGGCCGAATGACGCTGGTGCTGTCGAACCGCGACGCACGCTTCACGCCGGCGAATCTGGCTGGCCCGTACGTCGTGGCGGGCGTGTCGCAGGTGCGGCCGATGGTGCCGGTGCGTGTCACGGCGACCTGGTCGGGCGCGACGTATCCGGTGTTCTACGGGTACGCCGAGTCGTGGCAGGACGAGTTTCCGTCGCAGGGCATGGACGCCGTGACCGTTGTGTCGTGCGTCGACGCGTTGTCGACGCTCGCCAGGGTCGACGGTGCTGCGCAGCCGCTGCAGGGTGGCGGCGAGTCGACCGGCCAGCGGATGCACCGCATCCTCAACGGCGCCGGTTGGACGTTGCCACGCGACATCGACTTCGGCATCGTGACGGTGCAGGGCACCACGCTCGACGCGAACGCGATGGCCGAGGCGATGGTCACTGCCGACTCCGAGGGCGGCTGGTTCTGGGCCGACCCTGATGGCACGTTCGTGTTTCGTGAGCGCACCTCGATCATGGAGCGCACCCGCTCCACGACGGTGCAGGCTGCGCTCGGTACCGGGTCGCTGCCATGTCGCGACATCGTGGTCGAGTCGGGCACCGATGTGCTGCTGAATGTGGCGTCGTATGCGCGGGTCGGCGGGGCGGTCGTGACCGCCATCGACGAGACCAGCCGCGCCCTGTACGGCACGTTCCGCACGTCTCGCGGCGACCTTGTCTCGTACTCCGACGGCCAGGTCGCCGACCTCGCCCTGTGGGACGTCGCCCGGTACCGCAACGCCGAGTACCGCCCGGTGCGGGCGACGCTCGACCCGGCCCTGTCGCCAGCAGCGATGTGGCCGGTGGCGCTCGGGGCGAAGATCAAGGACCGGGTATCGGTGACGCTGACGGTGTCGGCGTCGAGCACCACGGCGGTGTTCGCCTCGTTCATCGAGGGTGTGACGCACTCGATCACGCCGGGCGCCTGGTCGACGACGTTTGCGTTCTCGTCGGCCACGCCGTACGGCGTGCTTGTCCGCTCGACGTGGAACGCGTCGACGTGGGACTCGGCCACGTGGTTCTACTGAGGGGGTTGGCATGGTCCTGACGATCGGCGTGTGTGTGCACGCAGTTGACACCGAGGCGCACGCCACGGTGCCGGACGGCTGGCGGTGGGCGGTTCACGTCGGCGCCGACTGGGGCGACCTCGGCTCGTGTCTGAATGCCGGATGGGAGCCGTCCGAGGTCGCTGCCCGTCTTGCCGGTGAGGCCGCGGCGGTGTGCGCCGTGAAGGTCGCCCGGCTGCTCGCCCCTGGCGACGACGTCGACATGACGTCCGTCGCGCTCGATGTCGATCCGATCCCCGGCGGCGCTGACCGCATCACCGTAGGAGCCTGACCATGCCGTACACAACGAGCGTCGCTGGTACGACGATCACCGCCTCGTGGGCGAATGCCAACGTGCGCGACCAGACCATTTCGCCGTTCGCGACGGCTGCGGCTCGTGACTCAGCGATCACCGCCCCGATCCACGGCCAGATGGCCTACACGCAGGACACGTCGACGCTGTGGGTGTTCACGGCTGGCGTCGGCTGGGTGTCGCATGGCGCATCGTCGGGGTGGATTCCCTACACGCCGACGTGGACGGCGTTCACGACGAACCCGACCATCGGCAACGGCACGCTCGACGGGTCGTACCAGAAGGTCGGCCGCATGGTGTCGTTCCGTGCTCGCATCCTGGTCGGCACGACGACGACGGTCGGCAGCGGCACCTACTTCGTCTCGGTGCCGTTCGCCACGTCGGCGGCGACCCCGATCCAGTTGGCGAGCGGGATGCTCAATGATGCGTCGGCGTCGACGTGGTACCGCTTCCAAGGCTGGTTGCCGACGTCCTCGAACCTGATCCAGTTCCCGACCGGCGACGGCACCGTCGCCCAGTGGAACGCAGCGGCGCCGGTCGTGCTGGCCAACGGCGACAACTTCATCGTGACCGGCACCTACGAGGCGGCGTCGTGACCCCCACCATCATCCCCCGCATCGACGTCGGCCTGCCCGCTCGGGTCACCGGCATCAACCGGATCACTCCTCGGGCGCCGCTGGCGCGCAATCTCGGGATGGTCGTCGTCCACTACACCGGCGTCGCCCGGTCGTACGCAACCGCCGACCTCGCCAAGTCGGTGCAGTCGATCCACCGGTGGCGGGCCAACGAGTACAACTACGTGATCCACATGGACGGCCGCATCGCCGAGTTCGCCGGCGCCTACCAGGCGGCGCACTGCGCAGGCCGCAACGCGACCTCGTACGGCGTGCTGTTCCTGAACGGCACCAACGATCCGTGCACCGATGCGCAGGTCGCCTCGTTCCGCTGGCTGATCGGCGTGCTGAAGTGGGTGCAGGCGATCGCACCGGGTGCGATCATCGTGCAGCACGGCCAGGTCGCCGCCACGGCGTGCCCCGGCCGAGTGAAAGAGCGCTGGTCGGAGTTGGTCGCATGAGCGCCGCTGTCGTGGCCGTCATCGGCGGCGTGTTCGGCCTGGCTACCATCTGGCTGCAGGCGAGGGTGCATCGGGACAACCGCAACGACCACGCCAAGACGGCTGCCACGGTCGACTCGATCGCTGCTGTCGTCGGCGACATGCGGGCCGATCAGATCGAGATCAAGGCCGACCTGCGCGAGGTCAAGAGCGACCTGCGGGACCACTCGCAGCGGCTGCGCATCGTCGAGCACACCGACCCGGCACCGGCGCCGAAGCCGAGAGCACGAAAGAGGACCGCATGAGCCGACTGTTCACCCGCACGTTCTGGTTCGACGCCGCAGAGCGTGCGATCAAGACCGCCGCGCAGGTCGCCATCCTGGCGATCGGCCAGGGCGTCACCGTCGACCTGTTCGCAGCGGACTGGCGCAACGTCGCCGGGCTCGCTCTCGGCGGTGCAGCGCTGTCGCTGCTGTCGTCGATCGCATCGGCCCGAGTGCCGGGCATGTCGCCCGCCTCGGTCGTACCGCCCGGCCTCTGAGCCGTGCACCATCGCCGGGTGTGCGCCCGGCACAACTGCCCCAGGGAGGCAACATGAGCAAGGCCCAGCCGAGCGTCGACATCGACGCCATCCTCGCCAATCACGTTCGCAAGCGGGCGGGCGGCACCTGCTCGGTGTGCGCTGCGCTCGCCGAGATGCCTGCCGACTGGCGCGCCAAGTTCGAGGTGGCGATCGACGACACGAAGCGCTACTCGGCCACGTCGCTCGTCAATGCGTTCGAAAAGATCGACGTGCTGCTCGTGCGCAACTCGGTCGAGCGGCACCGCAACCGCCAGTGCCTGGGCCGTCGTGGCTACGCCTGACATCGACGCCGTGCTTGCCGACAACGTGCGCAAGCCGGCGAAGTCGGCGACGCTCGGCAAGTTGGCCGAACTGCTCGACCGTTCCGGCATCGAACTCGACGACGTTGCTCGGGTGACGAAGGTCCGCGCCTGGCAGGGGTTCTACAAGGACGCCGACGGCGAGGCGCACACCGTCGACATGCACGGCATCGAGCTGGTGCCGTCATGGGTCGACGGCCCGGCGTGGCCGGTCGTGCAGCCGGGCCCGGCTGTGAAGGTGCCAGCGCCGAAGGCGGCGACCGGCAAGCCGTCGGGCTGGTGCACGGCCGTGATCCTGCCAGACATGCAGGTCGGCTACTACCGCTCGGCGTCGGGCGACCTCGAGCCGCTGCACGACGAGCGGGCGCTGGCCGTCACCCTGGCGGCGACGATGCGTCTCGACCCTGACGTCGTGGTGATGGTCGGCGACAACGCCGACTTCGCCGAGTTCGGCAAGTATCGGCTGTCGCCGGCGTTCGCTCAGACGACGCAGGCGACGATCGACCGGCTGACGGTGCTCGCCGCCCAGGTGCGCAACGCTGCACCACGGGCCCGGCTCGTCTGGCTGGCTGGCAATCACGAGGAACGGCTGCCGAACTACATCCTCGACAACGCCCGTGCAGCGTTCGGTCTGCGCCGAGGCAACGCCCCCGAGTCGTGGCCGGTGATGTCGCTGCCGCATCTGTGCCACTTCGATGACCACGGTGTCGAGTTCGTGCCCGGCTACCCGGCGTCGCATGTGTGGCTGAACGACCGATTGCGAGTCATCCACGGCGACAAGGTCGCCAGCGGTGGCAGCACGGCGCACAAGTACCTCGCCACCGAGAAGACGAGCGTCATCTTCGGCCACATTCACCGCCGGGAGTACGCCGCCCGCACCCGTGAGGATCGTGACGGCCCGAAGGAGGTGATGGCCGCCTCGCCTGGCTGTCTCGCTCGCATCGACGGCGTCGTGCCCTCGACCCGTGGCGGCACCGACCTCGACGGCCGCCCGATGTTGCGCACCGAGGACTGGCAACAGGGTTTCGCTGTCGTGCGCTACCAAGAGGGCGACGGGATGTTCACCTACGAGCAGGTCGCCATCCACGACGGCTGGGCGATGCACAACGGCAGGGAGTACCGGGCATGACCCGCCATCCCGCTCGCCGCATCGACGCCCTCGACCTGCCGTCGGCGGTGATGGTCACCTGGGCCGACCACTACGACCTCGGTGGCGGCACCTGGGTCGATCTGGATGCGCTCGACGAGCCGACCGGCTGCGAGGTGATCTCGGCCGGGTGGCTGGTGCGTCGCAGCGATGAGACGCTGACGCTGTGCCAGTCGATCACCGAAGCGAACGACGCCCGCAACGTGTTCGTGATCCTGCGGTCAACCGTGCGGGAGGTGAAGCAGCTGTGAACGTCGAAGCCGAACTCTCCCGCATCGTCGCCGACGCCCGTGGCCACGGCTGCACGTCGATCGACCTGCTGTCGCTGGAGCGGCTGTTGGTCCGGGCCGACTCCGAACGCCGACGGCTCGAGCATCGCCGCACCGACCTGATGGCCGTGTACGACCTGCTGCCTGACAACTGATTCGCCGCTGCGCCCCCTGAGCAGCCGACGCCACGCCCCTCGCCTCACCGGCGGGGGGCTGTTGGCGTTTTCGGGAAGATTCTCGGATTACCTCTTGACAGATGCCTGCCCGACCCTCATACTCACCTTCTCACCACTGCAACAGGGAGCAGAGATGACCACTCATCCCCACATCAGCGCATGGCTGTCGACGGCCCTTTGGCCGCTGCCGGCTCGGGCACCGTCGCTGTCGACGCACAACCACGGCGCCCGCCACTACATCGACCTCGGCATCGGCGAAGTGTCGCTGGCTGCCACCACCGCCGAACTGGCGCAACTGATCGAGGGTCTGTCCGACGTGCTCGGCCAGGTGCGCATCGCCGACATGCGGGCAGCGATGCAGCCGCTGCCGGACGTGGCGTCGTGAAGCCGATCATCACGATCCCCGAGGCCGACCTCGTCGCCATCCTTGGCGACAACGGCGAGCGCTGGGTGCAGGGCACCTGGGGCAACGGCGAGAGCGTGTGCCTGCATGGTGCAATCCGTCGCTGCCAGCCGGTACCCGGTGACGCCCACCTGATCGAGCAGGTCGCTGACCGGCTCGGCTGGGGCACCACCTGGAACGACGACAAGACGACGTCGTGGCCGATGATCCGCCAGCGGCTCGCGCGCATTGAGATCACGGACGCAGACCTGGCCGACACGTTCGGGCCGCAATGGGAAGCGATCGTGGCGCTGGTGCGCCGAGCCGCAGTGCTCACGCCAGACGAGGCAGAG